GATTCTGCCATTTGTTTTGATACAGATGGCACTCTGGTTAATGGTCAGCATAGATTAATGGCTGTTGTTCAAACAGGGATGACTCAACCATTTCTTGTTGTCAAAAATATGCCTAGCAAATCTAAACAAATAATGGATGTTGGTAAGTCTAGGTGTATGTCTGATCGTATTACTGTTAGTGGTGTCAGAATCAGTAGAAGAGACTGTGCAACCATAAGACACGCTATGGCTGCTATTAATAGTACAACTGGTACTGAACAATATTCCAGACCATGCCATGATGCCATAGTTGCTGAAACTTATTTAAAACATAATCAGTTTCTTTATCTTATGGGTAAAGTCTGTCCTACTAACACAACTAGAGTTAGATCATTTTTTCTTGGAGCAGCACTAAAAATTTATGCTGAAATGACTTATAACAGCCAACACTCAAGACATAAAAAATATAACCATACAATGAATCCTAAAGAAAGGGCATTGCATTGGTTAAATATTGTCACTACAGGTATGGCAAGTCCTATTGATGGTATTGATAGAGATATTAAGCCATACGATAGGGCAGCACAGATTATTTTTACTAAATCTTGCGATAGTAGTCTTAAAAGATCATTTTGGAATAGTGCTGAAGCCTTTGCTCTTACTGTTAGAGCAGCCCATAATTTTATGATTGGTCTTGATACTCAGTATCTTAAAGTTCCCAAAGATGATCCTTTTAGAGATTTCATTGAGTTGCCATCAACCAATAAAATAATGACTATGACATCAAATTGATACTACAATGTTCTTAACTACTTTCAAACGATGAATGAAAATCTATCACGATTAACAGTTCAGATAACAAAACATCAGCATAAATTGTTGAAATATCATGCTGGTCCAGGTACTTCTATTTCTTCTCTTGTAAGAAAAGCTCTGCAAGCTTATTTTGCTGATGCTGAAGAAGCTCTTAGAGAAAAATACTTTGAAGCAGCAGAGTATGAACAGTATGAAAAATACATGGCTGCCCAACAAGCAGCAGGTATTGAAGAGCCAGCAATAGCTGATGCTAGTTCTATTTTTTGAATTGCTGCTATACTAAATGTGATTCATCCAAGAATCCCATTGCACACGGAAATAGGTAAGATGTTTGGAAAGGTCTTACCTATTTTTTTTTGTTTTGTTGTAAAATAATAAAACCCTATTCGCCAAGGCAATGGATAGGGCGTCTAGGTAGGCAAGTTAAAACCCGTGCTTGTCTACTGCTTTAATTTATGAGTGTGCGGTATAACTTGATTTGGAGGTGGTGCAACAACGACTCCTTCGCATAATTTTGCAAAGTTACTTTTAGGATCAAAATATATTCCCTTTAACATTAATTCTCCACAATTTTTCAATCTTGCGATCTCATAGTTGAGCAACTTTGCATTTAATTCTTGTTTTTGTAAATTTATCTGTGTGTTGGCTGCATCAAGACAGGAATCTTGAAATCTATTATCTAGTGGGATATTAAAAGTAAGTGCAAATCCAAAATTAAGTCCTAGAGAATCCTTATTACCACTATAATTTTCTTGATAGTAGAGTATATTTCCTGGATTATCTGGCACACCATCGTCATTTGCGTCTGTTGGATCGTACACGGGCGTATGGTAAATGTAGTCCTGTGGTCGTTTTTGGTTAAATGATGTAGTGACGAATGGGCTAACTGTCATTTGTGGTCCAGAACACTTTATATTATTTCCGTACATATTTTCTACCATTGGCCCTCCTAATACTTGAGTTGCAAAGTTTGAAACCGATCCAGATGCCGATGCACTTGGAGCAGCCGTATTACTTGTGTTAGCTAGTACAGGATTACCTAGCAGACTTATTGCGAGAAGATAGTTGTGGTATCTGTTACGCTTGTACTTTGGATCGTTCGAGTTATGTCTGTTACGGATTGCATTCCAGGTGCTTGATAAACTTCTGTAAATTGAAAAGCATCTCCCTGATTTGTTTGAGTCCAGTTTGGTCTTTGATCTAGATTTAATCCCTGCCATGTATGCGTAGTTCCGTTTATAGTTTCACTAACTGAGGTAGCTGCTGGAGTAATAGAAGATCCGTCATGCTGAATCCCTGATCCTGTGACGGAATAAAGAAACCCAGAATTATATTCTGTTGTTCGTATAGATTCTGTAATATTTGTTGTGGTTTCAGTTCGACTTGTAGATTGACCCTGCGTAAAATTAGGAATAACTGGCACAGCGTAACAAGGAGCAGATATAACAAAGCCAAGAAGAAGAAGCCTCCTCATTCAATAGTAAGATCAACGACAAACTGACCTGTTATTACGATACCCGTTCCAGTTCCAGGTGTCATTGTAATATTGTGATTATCTAGTGCTACTGCTGCTGTCCCTACACTACCAGCACTTGTAGATGTTAAGTCACTGAAGTTTGGCACAGTTCCAACTGTAACCGCACTACCTGGTGTGGCATCTCCTTCCAAATAGCTAGTAGAAAAACTAAACGCTTCACCACTGGTCGCTTGAGTTGCTGAAGGAAACGAAATACTCGGAACTCCGTTAGTTGCGTCACCAAAACCACCCAATGTAGCTGCTGAGTTAGAGTCAACTGTCGTAACATTGTTACCACTTATGCTGTATGACGAGCCAATTTTATCAGCCGTGCTAGCTGCTGAAAGAGATTCAAATTTTACACTAGATGATATGTTATGCGTCATATCCGCATAGGCTGGTGCGGATACAAGAAAGATAAAAGGTAATAGTCTTTTCATTTGATACCTACTTTGTTTTTACTATTATCTATTATTTTAGGACCATTGTTGTTACCTGTGCCACTTTTCTTGTTTCCAACTGAGATCCCGTATGAACCGAGTACCCCCGAAACCAGGCCAGCAGTGAAAGCTCCATCTATCCTTACCTTGCCCATATATCCAAGAGTCATCATTGATAAACTCCAAGTCAAAATTAAAAATCTGATAGCGTGACCAAAGAGTTCACCCCATTCGATGCCTTCCTTTTCTTCTTTCTCTTCAGCCATAAAAGTAAAGATTCTTGTCTAATACTAGCAAAGTAGCTATGTTTGGAAAGTAACACATATTTATTTCATGTATAAGATCTTAAAACCAATTTTACTTACGTTTTTAACTACAACTGCTGTTAAGAGATTGATAGTAGATTTATTAAAAACAATCGCTAAACAAACAACAAATACTTTAGATGATAGAGCAGTTGAACTTTTAGAAAAACAACTTTTTCCAATGAAATGAAAATTACTAAATTTCTCAACATTGACATAGAGCCAGCACCTCCAGAGTTGGAACTAGAAATTGAAATGCAATGTAGAGAGATTATGAAAAGTAATAATTTGGATAATATAAAAAGATATTGCACTCATCTTGTTAGAAAGAAATTCGATCAAGATATATTTATGGCTTCCTTATTAAATAGATTGATAGAATTAGAGGCTAATCGTGTTGTAGTAGAGATGAGAAAAAGAAAGCCTACTAATCCTATTAAGAAATTTTTTCGTATTCCTTAAGTTCTTCATCTGTAAAATCTCTAATTAATAATTTATCTATTTTATCTATTTCATAATTGTACTTTAGAATTGCAGTTCTAATATGTTCTGAAACCCAACGGCCTTCAGTATAAACAACTTGAGCTTTACCATTTTCTTTTATAAATACATAATGATCTTGTCCTTTCATCTGAATATTTAAAAAATTTTTTTCTAGATTTTTACGCCTAATTTCTTTAAGTTTGCGTAATTTTAAAATAGAAGGATTTGGACTCTTACTCATTTTTGATAACCAGAAGGAGGTGGTGTAAGCCAGTAGCGTACACCATTTATTATTTTAAAATGAATATTTAGGTTAGGATCTTTAACTAAATATTCATCTTTACTTTTAGAAAGGTAACTCTTCATTTACCTCTCGTTCAAGCTTTTGTGGATTAATGTTGCCAAAGACTCCGTACTGTCCATCCATCGCTTTAGAGTAGATTTGTACACATTGAGTTTTAATTTTCTCTTTTTTGTTGAAGTCATATACTTCACCCTCCTTTGCTTTTTGATCTACTAGGTTTTGTAAATGATCTATGAAATGAGTAACAGAGTCAACTGGAATTGTTAAACTCAAGACCTGTTGGCCTTCGTTAAAACGATCATCACCTATAGACCATTTGATAGGTAATGGTAGTGCTGGATTAAAATCAGCCATAATTAAAAAAATCTTTTAGTAAATTGTTTAAAAATTGATTTGTAGAGAGGTTGTTCGACTTACAATACTCTCTAAGTGAAGAAGCAAGATCATCATTAGTACGCACCCCAAATACGTTTCTGTTCCAATCTTTCTTGCGTTCTGATCGTCTTTGTTCAAGTTGTTTCATAACCTGTTGACCTGAGAACTCTGCTTCTTCTGTTGTCATTTGTTGTCATCTATCTTTGATATAGCATGACTTAGAAACTCACCATGTCTAGCTTCTGTAATGAATCCTGTAACTCTGGGAACTTTAAACTCCTTGATGAAAGAAGCAGCAATTTCTTTTGCTTTGTCAGGATTAGTTTTATTTAACTCCTTAAGCTGATCTTTAATAAGATTTCTAGCTTCAGTTGTTATTGGGGGATTTTTCTTGGCTTGTTCTGATACAGGCTCAAGTTTTTGATTAGGTTTAGTAGGTGTTCTACCAGAACCAGGTTCAGTTACAGGAGGTGGAATTTCACCCTCTTCTCCTCTCACTTCAACTCTAGCCCATAGTTCAAAGGCATCGCCAAAGGAATAACAGGCACAGGCACATAAACATCTTCTGTGAGAGTTTTGAATATCATTTGCAGATATTTTTTCATAAGGAACAGGTCTATTTGGTCCTTCTGTTACTGCATAAGGAAACAAAGGAAGTTTTACACCTGTTATTACATTTTGGAAATAGCCCATTAAATAACCTGTATTATTAGGTGTTTTCCAAACATATTCTCCCTCTGAATTTGGTTCAAGAGAAAAAAACCAATTAGGTGCGTGTTCTCTAAGTCTCTGGGCTGTTTTAGCCCATTGACTATAATCAAACTTGCCTTTTTTATATATATCTCCTTGCGTAAGTATTCCACCCAGATTAGGAATAGAATCATTTACTACTTGAGGAGAATCAAGTTCTTGTGTGGTCATTAGTAAAAATAGTTTACTGTTCTAATATATTACACATATATATTGTTTACGACAAGGCTGCCTGTAATAATGTGTTGAATTGTTCTGGTGTTAACACAACTCTCCATTCTCCTCCCCTAAACCTGACCATGCTCGCAACAAAGTCTACACCTGCATTTTTTCTTTGTGTTTCTACCTCTCTGGGCTTAACAAGACAGGCTCTACTTTTGTCTTTGTAATCACATACCTGCACCACGCAGTTTGGTATGCCATATATATCTCCAACATCATCTGGTATTCCTGCTGCTAAATTTCTTTTACATTCAAATCCTGTTACTTGAGTCAACACTTCTGCTGCTTCTCTTTCTGCCTTATCTCCTTTTCTTTTATTTGGGTTCATAAGTTTCTTATACCTGTCTGAAAACTTAATTGATAAGTTGGTGCAAATAATTCCTGTTGAGATTTATTAGTATCTAATCTATCTTTCACATAATCAAAATATTCTTTATTTATTTCAATACCAGTTGCATCTATATTTAAATCTTTACATACATCAATTACAACTCCTGATCCCATAAATGGATCTATAACAGAACTAGGCTGAAACCACTCAATAAGATTTTTAATTAATTTATATGGTTTTGTCCATGCACCTAATTTACTATTCATGTTTCTGGGATAAATCAATACACTATTTAATTGCTTTCTTTGCTTTGGCCTGTAAGTTCTCTGTCCTAACTTATCACTACCAATACAGCCATTACCTTTTTTTACAGCCTTAGTATCCTGATATTCTCCAACACTTGCAGATTTTGGCTGACCATATATATAAATATAATCATGTGTAATTCTGGGAAGATCATTACTGACCCATCTACCATCAGCAAAATGCCAGATTAATTCTGATCTGGGCTTACCCAATAGATTTTCTACCTGATGCCTAGATTTATGATTACAAAAAGCAATTATGTTTTTTGATATTTTAAAATTTATTTTATCCCAATCCTGGAAAGGAGGATCAAGTAATGTCAGATCAAAGTCACCTAATGAATCAATAATTTCATAGCAATCATTATTGTAGATATTTATATTATTCATCCCTGTAAATCTGCAATACGTTTATCTAATTCTTTACTTCTTAGATCATATTCTTCATCAGTTATTTCTTGTTGAAACCATGCCCATTCTAATGCTGCATATTTATTGTTAAGTTGAGTAATAAAAAATTTTCTTTTTTCATTTAATTCTTTGTAAAAACATTTCATCTGAACATACCCCATCTTTTCTTCACTTTAGATTTAAGTTGTTCTTTTTTCTGTCTTGTTACAGATAGAAAACAATCGTCAAGTTCATCAATTAAACCATCAAATTCAGCCACATCTGATATTGCAAGTGACCTTTGAAAATTAACAATAGATGCTCTAATTAGTTTTAAGTCTCTGCCTGAGACATCAAGAATGTATCTCATAATTAAAAAATAGATAATTGTTCTACAGGAACAGGAAGTTTAGCCTCATCTCCCCATTGATCTGCCATAGCTGATGCAATGCCAGTAAAAAATTTACTTCTTTTCTTCTGGACAATAGCTCTATCAACTTTGCCATCTCCCATCCACCATGTTTTTTGTTTTTCCTTAATTGGGAGGTCCTTTGTTTCTTCATAAACATTGTTTGTAGCTTTGAGTAAAGGTAAGTTTTTCAGCCATAAACACGTTCTTTTATATTCCTTATGACCAAATTCATAGGGATGAATCATTTGATCTGCTTCTCTTATATGTGATGAGATAACTGAGACAGGATTCTCAATACATATTCTTTCTATTGGAGCAGCCATAAGTGTTCTTACGAAAGAAAGTGCTTCTGTTCTTAGATGTAAAGGTTTTTTACCTTCAACAAACCAACGAGCAGATGTAGTCGCTAAATGAGTACAGGGAGGATGAGCTATCATCATTTGCCAACCTTTATTAAGATGTTTAAGAACATCACCTTTGATATGTTGTCCTTTAGACTCTGTATCTAAGATGTCGCAAGACCAAGCATCATGTCCTCTGGCAGCAAAAGCATCTCTGACAATGCCAGAGTATTCACAGGCAACCAAAATTTTCACTGCTTAAGCTCTTCCATAAGTTCAGCTATGGTTTCTTCGGTATAACCAAACTCTTCTATAAGTTTTTTATATGAAAAGTATTTAACCTTTCCATTTTTAGAAAACAGACCATTTACCAATTCACTTTCATAACTAGGTACAACCCATTTTGGTTTTATCTTTAATTTTTTACAGAAATAATCATCTTCTCTGGGAACAAAATATTCATAGATAGTATCAGAGTCAGGATCATAAAAGATCTGACCCTTGTATGGATTTTTTGGAAAATCTGGCATTTAGAATAACTCCTGTTTTGATTCAAACTTTTCCCATGCTTCTTGCCATGCAGCAAGACATCTTTCGGTAGGCTGCTCATTATTTAAGATACACCTACCTTCATAAGCCCAAATGGTATTGCATACATCTGGGATTATCCCATAGTTTAGTTTCAACATTTCAATGTAACAACCTAGCTGTTTATCAGTTAGATAAGGTTCTTTCCAATACATATCAATATCTTCAAGATGAATCATGCCATCTTTACCACGTTTCCTGATGTCATACTTTGAATTACCTTTGGTCTTTAAATCAATTAGTCTGATTTTCTTAGCCTTAGTATCATATCCAAGTAAATCAAGCTGACCGCCAACTGATTTATCTGGTATAGACATCATAAGTTCAACAGCCATTGGTTCAAAATGTGTGAACAGTTCATGATTAAGTAATGGTTCAACCCACGCTTCGTAATCTCCTGGTTCAATCTCTCCACTACCAAGCATTTTCTCGGCTAAACATTCATGCACCTTGACTCCTCTAGGCTGCCAGATATATCTGTAAGCTTCGATATTTTCTTTAGCTTCTTCTGTTAGTTCGTTACAAACTTCTGTTGTAGAAAAAGCAAGCCATCTTTGTAAAGTCTCATCAAAGTATTTATGAGTCTCTTGATCTCTAAAAATAGCGAGTGGTTTTAATAATTCGATAGTTTTCATTTGCCCTCCATAAGTTCTTTAGCAGTTTTACCCATTTCAGCAAGTGTTGGCGGTAAATCACTATCACTAGCCTTAAAATATTTAGGCTTAAATTCTGGCTCTTCTGGTTTGTAGGATTGCTTCAATGGAAATAAATCTTTCCAGCCACCTGCTATAGCGTTCTCAAGAGCTTGTTTTCTATCTTGTGTAGGAAATGACCTTAACTTCTTAAAAATACGTTCAGCAACGCTTGTAGTGCATGATCCACCTTTTTTCTTTCTGATAGGCCACCATTCAATTAAAAGATCAGCATAATCTTTTAAATCATCAGGTATTACATCTTCATTGATTACATAAAAAGAAAATGGGTCTAGTCCTGTTGAAGTTTTTTTAGCTTTCCTTCTGGATTCGACATTCATCTTGTCTCTTATCAAGTTTCTGACAACAGCAGATACTTTTAGTTCTGGATTTGTTTTGGAATCAAGCCAAGCAATTTGTTCATGCTCCAAATACAACGTAAGTTTTTCTTTTGGCATA